GCCGCAGCGCAAAAAGCTATTGAGACAACTGAATTTACTTTAGGCTCCACTGCCGCCGCAGGTCGTCCAGTTTGGGCGCAATCTGGTGTGGGTAATGTGCTGTTTCTCTTTAAAAGATTTGCGATAGCTAAATACTATATGATGTACAAGCTTGGGCATGAATCTATAGGCACCACAAATACTTCTAAAATTATGCAAGAATTAGGTGTTACCGAAGCAGAAGCGCAAGAAATAGCCGCTCAACGTAAGATTGCCAGAGCAGGGCTACGTAACTTTTTAGCGTCTACAGGTATCATGGCGGGACTAGGCGGCATGCCGTTGATGGGTGGTTTCGGTGTAATCTACAACATGTTTGCAGATGATGACGAAGATGACTTCGAAGCAGCCACACGTAAGCTAGTCGGCGAAGGTATATACGGTGGGCTTGCCAATGAGATATTAGGTATTGACGTTGCCAACCGTATTTCAATGAACAGCCTGCTGTATCGCGCACCAATTATAGAAAAAGACCAAAGCTTGTTATGGACGTTTATTGAGCAGCTAGGTGGCCCAGTCATCGGAGTAACAAATAGCATACTTCGCGGCGCACCAGAAATAGCTAATGGGCTTATAGAAGGCGACATGAGCACCGCAAAGCGTGGAGTAGAGGCTGTCAGTCCCTCAGCTTTACGTAATGCGTTTAAAGGGTGGAGATTCTATACAGAGGGAGCTACAACTCGTCGTGGCGATCCAATCACTGAAGATATAAATGTTTATAACTCTACAATGCAGGCTTTGGGTTTTGCGCCACAGGCTTACATTCAACAACTTGAGTTCAATAAAAACGCTCGTCGTAGAAACGAAGCTGTAAACAGCAAACGAACCAAACTACTACGCCGTCGTAACATGGCGATGCGTGAAGGTGATTATGAAGAATTACAAAATGTTGACGCTTTGATAGAAAAGTTCAACGCAGAGTTACCACAGGGTGCAGAAAAATCACGGATCACGTCTGAAACTAAACAACGTTCTTTCAGATCATTTGGCAAAACCACCAGTAAGATGCGAGGTGGTATGACTTATACACCGTTTATGGAAGAAATACTTGAAGAGTACGATAAAGGTTTTCAGTTGTTTTAAAAAAAGACCCCCACAAGATGTAGGGGTCAGTAAACAATGGAGAACAACATCGAGCGGACGTTGTCAGATATAGTATATCACATAGTTCTCCATACTCGTAAACCCAGTTTTTTGTTTTCTATGCATATTTGCATGTCAAACTCCCATGCTTTCATTTTTGCAACACTTTTTAACTGTTTCATGCCCTTGTCAGTATTTATGCAAGGGAGGAAGAAAGATGAACCAACGTCCATACCTTCCCAGTTTATTGTGACCCGAAGCCCATCAGGGTTCAGATCATCAAGCTTCATTACTTTCTGATCCATCGATAGCCTCGTCAAACCCCTCAAACTTCATTTGTAGTACGTCTTGTGCAGGCATGTTGAAGTCAGTGCCTTTTGTCAGACGCTTCTTGATACGCTTTGCGTTCTTTTTCTCTTTGAGATCGTCCACAAGAGAAGCGTAGTTAATCTGCTGATCTGTACACCAATCTTTAAAAGGTTTGATCCGAAGGAACAGTAGCTTCGTATCAGGTTCATACCGCGCAACAAGCTGACCTTTCGGTGATGCAGTTATAGGTACAAGTTGATCCAAGCCGTTATCGTTTTTCCCACGCAAGTCTTCTGTGCTATCGATCTTGAGAATGTTGTTATAATTTTCTGAGATGTAGTTACCCACTGTCTCATCCACAGATGCACCGATATCATTCACAAAGCTGTTTCGGCGTATCAGTTCACTAACAATCCATTTATATATCTTGCCAGTATCGTACTTTATTAGTCCAAGACTTTTAGCGATGATTAGTCCTGCAAGTATTACCGCGTTACCGTTTGACCAGAAACGGTTCTCTGGCCCTAGTTTAGCAGCTTCGTCTAGCCGTGCCTTGGCTTTCTGCACGATAGCGCGAGCTTGTTCTCTGTTTTCTATAATCCACTGGACATACTCTGGGCCGATGTGACCGTAGTGTAGTTTTAAATCTTCATGCAAATCAGCGGTTAGTTTTACGTCTGCTGCATCATAGATCATTTTAGGAACTTTAATCTCAAATAGCCTCTGCATCTCTGCTTTCGGCGTAGCTTTATCTCGGCTTAAAATTTCCCACGCGCTAGTATTACCCGAACTTAAAGCTAGTAGCTTCCACGGCTTTCCACGTACTCGTTCTTCGTTACCGTTAGCCGACAATCTATTTTTCTGCCTGCCGCCGGATACTTGATAAACATACTCAGACATCTCTCCACTTGTGACGTTAGTCATCTCATCAGATATGAGAGGTAAGCTATGCATGACTTCGCCACGGTTCATACGAGAGTTGTGCGTGTCTGACTTCTGTAACGATAATAATTCTGGATGCCCCCAAATAGACATTGCAGCCATCTGCGCTGTTGTTTTACCAACGCCTGTACCACCAAACAAATGCACAGCCATGCTGTTTAGACCTGTCAAAGCCATCAGAGGTGAACCGAAACCAACGCCAACCACGTATTGGTGCAGTTCAAAACCTTCTCGGTTGTAGAAGTCTAGTAATTCTATGCTTCTTTCTTTGCTGCCCTTCGGCTCAAAGGCATCCATAAACCCTGCGGTCTTTGACGATGGTGGGTTGTATGTAACCTTGTCGCCTTCGACTAGCTTTTCTCCTAGAACAAAGGCTTCCATGTCTTCATCGACCCAACCAAACTGGCGATGTGCCTCTGATGCTGTTGAGCTATGTTGTAATTCGTCTACCCATTTTGTTGTATATGACATTAGCTTATCCAAATTTTTTCCCCACGCGGTCACGCCTTCACGTGCCATGCTCTTACGAAACTCTTCCCTAGAAGTTACATGTGTAAGAGGCACGGTAAACTGACGCACACCGTCACGAGGTAAGTGTAATCTAAAAACGAGCGTTTCACCAAGCTCTTCGTCATGCAGACGACGAGTAACATAAATGTCGTGATGGTAAATGCACTCTTCTTCTATATCCCCATCGGCATTGGTGCCACGTATAAATACGCCACCTGCAACCCCACGGAAGTACGGTTTGGGAAACACAGGTATATCGAACTCTTTGTTCTCTTTCTTGCCCTGCATAGGTGCAGACAACGTGACCTCACCTTCGGTCTCCCGAATACGTTTGCCCAATACAATCGGTGATTTGATCTCACCCCAAAGCGGACAGTCCCGACAGACACCTTCGTTTAACTCGTCAAAACGCGCACAGGTGTATGGGCCTTTGATCTCGTCCAACTTTTTACGCATTTCTGCTTCGTTGTAATCAGGGTGTTTGTTCGATATTTTGTCTGCTGCTTTGTCGCTATCGACGCAAAACTTTGCAATCGACAACCCTGCTCTCCACAGCGGCTCGCTCACTTCATGTTGTTTAGTGGCAATGTATTCGAGTTGCTTGCACCCTTTCCCTGCCATTGTTTTATTGATTATCGTTTTAAAAACGTTTTCAGAATTTTCTGCGTAGGCTTCGTAAAGCGCGTCAGTTCCTAGATCAACGTTGGTAACTGGCATCACTATGCCAAGCTTCTCGACAAACTCTGACAAAACGACAGGCGTAGGCATCTCAACGCCATACAACTCCACAGATAAAGGTGGATCGTCTTTATAATTGTGCGTGTTCGGCACACGTAAAATACGTGCAACATCTGCTGTCACCGCAGGGTCAGCGAGTAAACCGTTATCGGCACAGGCTTTCTTCAATCGCTCTGCTGCGTCTAACCACTGCTCCGCCGAAACTGCTTCGGTAAGCGTCCAGTATACATGTACTCCTCTCCCGCTGTTGACCATCATAGGCTTAGGCAAAGAGAGTTGTTTACAGAAACTACGCAACGCTTCAATTGCTGCGACTTGCGTAGGGTATTCTTTTGACGGCCCACAATCTAAATCAAGGAACAGAGATTTGAGTTCCTGTGCGTTGTCGGCTTTACGGCTAGTGGGTTCCTCGAATGTTGCGAGTGCAAAGTAAACGTCTAAGCCATCGTTATTGTATTTATTGGCTGCACGTTCGACTTCTTCAATGGTGCTGTAGAACTTTTGTATTCTTATGTTGTCCTTGCTACGCGCTGCAAAAACGCAGTAGTGACCGTTGTCGCTGAGTACCCCCTGTAAAAAGGTTGTTGTTTCCATTGCTGCTGCTCCAAGTTAAGTATCGTGGTGGGCAACGGAGGAGTCGTACCCACCACGACAAGTCTATTGTTAAGATTAGTCGTCGTCCCAATCGTCAACAATAGATGCTAGGTCGGCCTCTTCGCTAGAGGGAGCAGCTACCTCTTTCTTTTTGGCGACCTTCTTAGGTGCAGGAGCAGGCTCCCTGATGTCCACCTCATCTTCCTGCACTGCACCGTCTCGCTTCGCTTGTACCCCATCAGTCTGAGACACAGTCAAAGTTATTGCTTTGGTAGCATCATCGCTATCCTTGATTGCCACCGCTTGCTGTAGTTCTTCCTCGCTTAGAGGACGCACGGCTTTGAAGTATAGCTTGGGTGTGTCACTATTTTCATCAAAGTATGCTTGTGTAACTACAGCAATCGATGGCGTTTTGTGGGCTTTAAGATATTTAGCGTATGCTTGCATGCCCATCTTACCGTCTTTAGCTTCTCCAAATATTGAAGTTGCAGGCAGTTGTAGCTGATAGACGGTGTCCATATCTCCTTCTAACAAGACCGCCAGACGTTGGGAAAACCTACAGGCGCGGCTCTCACCTTGCCCCGAACCCTTGATATTCTGTGGACAGTCCATGCAGCGAGCGGCTTGCATCTGATCCTTTGGAACATCAGGAGATGGGGATTGCGTATCGGGCGACCAACAAGTTGGAGCGGATGGATTCTCTGGGTCGTATTGACCTGCATAATAAGTACGAGATAGCTTTGCAGCGTTGATAACAATAAGGTTTAGAAATCCGTCACTCTTTACGTTGACTTGTTCGCCACCCACTATCTCACGAAATCGACCACCACGTAGGCTAATTCGGCGTGAGCCGGAGCCACCACCAGAACCACCTGTCAAGTTGTCGTCAGTGTCTTGCAACTGTTTAAATAAGTCACTGCTTACTAGGGAGTTGCCCCCTTCAAATAATGACAATTCTGCCATGTTACTCTCCATTATATGTTTGTGGGGCTTCATCTTGCCCCTTTTTGGTTGCGACTGTCAATGCCGCTTCTACATCGTTCAGTCTAAACCTGTAGACTTCACCGATTTTAATGTAAGTGTTGTCTGGCACGTAGCCATTGTTGACCCACTTACGGATGGTTGAGACAGATACTTGGAAGTAATCTGCAACTTTATTGATATTTACATAAGGTGTTTCTTCAGTCATTTTTTCCTCACTGACACCACGTACTCCGAATCCACATTAAGCCCTGCGGGAATTAAGTCTGGGTTCTCTTCTATGAATTGACGCACGTTGGTTTGGTTGAGGCGCTTCTCGAAAAACTCAGGTAGGTTATGATGCATGATAAAACTATGCATGGATTCCCAATCGTTCGTCCAGTAACGCTGTTTGATAGTGCGGTAGAATAATCCCGCAGGGGTACGCACACTATCTACGCCTTGCTCTTTACAATAGTCTAGCAAAGCGCGTTTGATTTTATCCTGCTTCTCAGCAAGCTTGCCATCTTCTTCCTTGAATGTGGCAGACAACTCCGAACGCTTGTCACGTATTTTGATGTAAGCTTTTGTAAGCTTTTCGACGGGTATCGTCATTATTGTTCTCCAGTTATATCTTTATATATCTGACATATAGTAACTTATACTACTTAGTCAAGTATTTCTTTGTACAGATTTATCATTTCTGTATGTATGTTGATACGATCATCCAACATACGGTAAATACGTTTTTCTGCGGCAGAGCCTGCCAACTGGATAACAGTGCATTTATGTGTCTGTCCCGAACGATGAACACGTGCGTTAGCTTGCGCGTATGTTTCGAGTGACGGTGTCGGCCCCCACCATACAACTGTGTTTGCAGCGGTCAGTGTAACACCATGCGCTGCGGCTTGCGGCTGTATCACTAGGACTTTCGGATCAGGATCGTTCTGGAAGCGGGCAAAGATGTCTGTACGTTTAGACGCAGGAACATCTCCTCGTATGACCTCCGACGTTACCCCGTCGCTGGTAAGCTTATCGACCAACAAATCAATTGTATGTTTGAACGGCACGAACACCAGAACTTTCTTGCTGCTCTCGTCTATGACTTCCTTGAGAACTTGATAGCGGTTCTTGATGTCGAACTGCACCGTGTCGCCATCGTCGGTGTAGATAGCACCTGCGCTGATCTGTAGAAGTTTGTTCATGGCTATGGCTGCGTTGGCTGCGGTTACATCCTCACCTGCCACTTCCATGACAAGACGTTTGCGTAAAGTCTCGTAGTATTTCTTCTGCTGCCCAGTCATTTCGACAAAGCGTTTGGTGTAAATCATGTCAGGCAGATCAAGACATTCGTCTTTGGTAAATCTAATCGCAGGCTGCAATGCACGGAACACAGTATCTTTGGCTGTCTCTTTTGGTTTCCATTTGAACTGCGTCACCTTCCACATGACCATGTCACGCCATGATCCAAAGAACCTCGGCACTGCCATTGGGTTGACTAGCTTGGCTAGACCGTAAGCATCCACTGGACTTTGTGCGGCAGGTGTCCCTGTCATCATCCAAAGCCAATCGTTTTCACCGATTATCTTGTTCAGTGTTTTCCACCGTTTGGTCTGCGCGTTCTTGTAGTGCGTTGCTTCGTCTACAATAAACAAATCAAAACCGCCGTTGACTATCTCGTCTTTGACAATCTCGACACCATCGTAGTTTATAATTACAAATTCAGAACCACTGTTAATGATCTTTTTACGCTTCTCTTTACTACCATGCGCTACATCCACGGTTCGATGCATAGCAAACGAAAACAAGTCGTTGCGCCATGCCGAATCCATTATTGATAGCGGACATACTACCAACACACGCTTTACTTTGCCCTGCGATAGTAGATAGTCAGCCGCCCAGATAGCAGATGCGGTCTTGCCTGTACCCTGCTCGTTGAAGCAGAACGACTTCTTGTTCATGGTCAGGAAAGACGCTGTAGTTTTTTGATGGTCAAAGGGCTTGTATTGCCCGGGCCAACTATAACGTTTAGTAATAGGTGACGGTACGTTTATATTTAAACTCCGCAGAGTATGGGCTTCGTCAAGCCCCCAATTTACGACGACTTCATTCATCGACAACTCCTTACTTTTTGGTATGAC